CCATCAAAACCGACCGACGGCGCAAGCATCGACCGAAGCCGCCTTTATGCGCCCAGCAGGCGGACGCCTACGCGGAGGCCGTCCTGGACGGCTCCACGACGGCCAACGCCAGGATCCGCGACGCCTGCCGTCGGTACCTGGCCGAGCGGGCGAAGCCGGCGGCGCACTCGGTCTGGTGGGACGAGCAGCGGGCCGAGGACGCGCGCGCCTTCGCGCTGAAGTGTGGGCAGGGCGCCGAGGCCGGGGCGGGGCAACCGCTCGTCTGGATGCCCTGGCAGTGCATGGTGGCGATGGTCCTGCTCGCCAGGCGGCGCGTGATCGACGGCCGGCGCTCGGACACGCCAGCGACGAAGGCGCTGCTGCTGGCGGTCGCACGCGGCAACGGCAAGACCGAGTTCGCGGCGAGCCTCCTGATGGCCGCTATGCGCGACCCAGGCAGCCGGCTGGAGTTCTGCTCGGTGGCGCCGGACGGCCGGCTCGCCCAGAAGACCTTCGAGCGGATGCAGACCATGTGCGGCACGCTCGCGGGCGACGTGGCCGACAAGGACGAGGACAGCTGGAAGGCGACGGGCGGCTCGACGCCCGCGCACCCCGGCCGCGTGCGCCACGGCGGCAATCGCTACATCTCGCTGCCCTGCACGGACAAGGCGCTCGACGGCCTGACGGCGCGCCTGGTGATCGCCGACGAGGTGGCCCGCATGGACAAGGCGTTCGGCCGGCTCCTGACGGGCCTCGCGAAGTTTGCGACGAGCCAGCTGCTCGCCATCACGACGCCCGACCCCGAGCAGAAGACCCGCCCCATCTGGGGCTATTGGGACCAGCTCGAGCGCGCCATCGCCGACGGCAGCCCGTACCCGGCCGGCTGGTGGCCGATGCTCTACGGCCTCGAGCAGGATGACCAGGCGGCGGACCCGGCGGCGTGGGGAAAGGCCCACCCCGGACTTGGCACGATCATCGACCCGACGCAGCTCGAGCTCTCGGCGCGGACCATGCTCCAGTCGGGCGATCCCGAGCAGATCGCCGAGTTTGAGACGCAGCTTGCTTGCCGCTACCACGAAATCGCCACCACCGACGTGGACCTTTCGGTGCTCGAGCGGCAGATGCAGCCCTGCGACTGGTCCCGCCTCCAGGGCGCGCCGGCCGTCATCGGCCTGGACCTGTCCCGAGGCGGCTACGGCCCGCAGCTGGACCTCACCACGATGTGCCTGATGGTCGTGGACGGGCCGCAGCTGCGCGCCCGGAACGTCTCCTGGTGGGCCGGGCTCGACATGGCCCTGGACGAGAAGCGGTGCCGCAACCCCCTCGGGCAGTGGTGCGAGCAGGGGTTCCTGCGCCGGATGCCCGGCGAGTACCACGACATGACCGTGGTAGAGGCCGAGATCGAGGCGCTGATGGCCCGGTACGACATCCGCAAGATCGGCGTGGACCCGCACCCCAGCCAGGCGCGGGACATCAAGCGCTGGCAGGACCGAGGGTGGCCCATCGTGCCCATCGACCAGTCGATCCGCACCATGGCCCCGGCGTGGAAGCTCTGGGGCGACCTCCTGAAGAGCCGGCAGCTCTGCTACGAGGACGATCCGGTCCTGCGTGCGGCGCTGAACGCCGTGCGGCTGGTCAAGGACAACGTGGGCAACATCCGCCCGGTGAAGGGGCGCAGCTCGGGCAACACCGACGCCGTGGTCGCCGGCAACATGGCCGCGATCCTGATGGAGCACCACCAGGTGCGCGAGGCGAGCGGCATTGCGAACAGTGCCTGCCCCATCGGGTGATCGTGCCACTCTCTTGAAATCCGCTTGACATCTCGGGGCACATTCGTTCCATGCGGGCGTGCCTTCGTGGTTCTCCAGGATCTTCGCCGTCAAGCCCACCGTCGTGGTGTGGCAGAACGGCACCACCGCCAGCAACGTCTCGCCGGCGACCCTGCCGGCCGTCGTGCGCGCGGTGCAGCTCCTGGCCTCTGACATCGCCCGCCTGCCGGTGCGCGTCGAGCGAGCCGACGGCAGCGTCATCGACGGCCACCCGGTCGCCCAGCTCCTGAGCCGCGATGCCAGCCGCTGGCAATCCGGCTTCGACTTCCGCCGCTTCGTCACGGGCTGCGCGCTCACCTCCGGGAATGGGCTGGCCCTGATCAGGCGGGCAAACGACGGAACTGTCGCCGAGCTCCAGCCCATCCCGGACGGTGCTGCCACGGCGCAGTTCACCGACGAGGGCGTCGAGTACCGCATCAAGGACGTGAAGCTCGCCGCCGACCAGGTGGTGCACATCGGCGCGTACCCGGACCTCGACTTCCCGGCGTGGTTCGTTTCACCGCTCGACGCCTGCGCGCCGGCCATGCAGCTCGCGGCCGACCAGGACGCGGCGCACTCGGCGCTCGTCAAGACGGGCAGCACGGGCAAGATCAGCCTCAGCCATCCCGGCGCCATGAGCGACCAGGCGGTGCAGGCGATCCGCGACGCGTGGCAGACCATGCACGCGCAGCCGGACGGCGCCAGCCGCCCGCTGATCCTGCGCGAGGGGATGAAGGCCGAGCGGATCAGCCAGGAGACTTCGACCTCCAACCTGGAGAGCCGCCGGTTCTCGGTGCAGGAGATCGCCCGCGCCTTCGGCATCCCGCCCGAGATGCTGTTCCAGCAAGGCGGAGGCGCGCTGGCATCGCAGTCCGAGACGGCCCGCGCCTACGTCGATGGCGGCCTGTCGCTGTGGGCATCGGTCTGGAGCGCGGAGATCGAGCGCAAGCTCCTCCAGCCCGGCGAGTACCTCCGCTTCGACACCGACGTGCTGCTGCGCGGCAACCTCCGCGACGCCGGCATGGCGTTCTCCAAGCTGGTGCTCGCGGGCGTGATGAGCCCCAACGACGCCCGCCGCCGGCTGGGCCTGTACCCAATCGACGGCCTGGACGAGCCGAAGGTGTCGATGCCCGGCGGCGCAGCGGCCGCCACGGGACCGGACAACGCCGGGGAGGACAACCCCGATGCTTGAGGTCCGCACCACGTCGTTCGAGCGCGAGGGCAACCGTCTCACCGGCTACGCGGCCGTCTACGACGCCCCGAGCCACCCGCTCGTCGTGCGCAGCGTCAACGGCGGGAAGCCGTTCACCGAGCGCGTGGCGCGCGGCGCGTTCGATCAGAGCCTTCGCGGGAACATCTCGCTGCTGGTCGGCCATGACCGGCGCGAGCTGCTCGCGAACACGAAGAGCCAGCGCCTGAAGCTCGCGTCGGACGAGCGCGGCCTGGCCTTCGATGTCCAACTGCCGGAAACCCAGCGTGCGAAGGATGTCTACGCCCTGGTCGATTCCGGCGTCCTTTCCGAGATGTCTTTCGGTTTCGTCGTGCGCGCGGACGCCTGGAAGGGCTCCGAACGCACCCTCACGCAGGTGGACCTGCGCGAGGTTTCCATCGTCGAATCAGGCGCGTACCCGCAGACAAGCGCCGAAGCACGCACCTACAGCCCCGCTCTCGCGAGGCTTCGTCTGCGTTTGAGGGCCCTCACATGAAGACCACCGACCTGTTCAAGAAGCGCGCAAACCTCATCGAGCAGCGCGATGCGCTGTCCAAGGAACTGAACGAGCTCCTCGGCAGCGAGCAGCTGACCGCCGAGCAGGAGGCCCGTGGCTCCGAGCTCATGGACAAGCTGGAGCCGCTCAAGCGGGACATCGAGGAGATGCAGAAGCACATCGGTGCCTCGCAGCTCCGCGAGCGGTTCGCGTCCTACGCGGCCGTCGAGAAGGCCACCACCGAGAACGAGAAGCGCTCCACGGAGTGGACGGCCTCGGGCGAGTACCGCGAGCAGTTCATCGACTGGTGCCGTGGCGGGCGCGCGCCCGAGACGCGCGGCCTGGCCGAGTTCCGCGACATCACGACCTCGAGCTCGTCGGGCGTCCTCGTCCCGAAGATCTACGAGGCCGGCATCCTGAAGTACCTCGACCGCAACACGGTCGTGCGCAACCTGGCCGACCTCCGCACGGGCGTGAAGGGCAGCGTCACGCTGCGCCGGAACAACCTGGAGACGGACGCCGCGGTGTCCAGCTTCTGGACCACGGAAGCCAACAAGACCGCTACGGCGATCGACGCGACGCACTCGGAGATCAACCTGAACCCCGTCGGCGGCCTGCCGAAGTCGGAGCTCACCCACTGGGTGGTCCGGCAGTCGGACTTCGACATCGAGGCTGAGGTGATCCAGCACCTCCAGCGCCAGATCTCGCGCGGCATCGAGTCGGGCTACACGGTCGGCACCGGCAGCGACCAGCCCACGGGCCTGTTCCTGTGGGACTCGGCGTACAAGTCGGTCGCCGTCAGCGCGGCGCACGGCTCGGGCTCCGGCTGGGACGGCGCCTTCACGGTCGCCAACCTGACGGAGCTGCGCTACAAGAGCCTGCCCGCCGAGTACTGGCAGTCGGCCGCCTGGGTGATGAGCCAGGACGCCTACTTCCGCATCGCCAGCCTGAAGGTGGACACCCAGAACAGCAACGTCCCGCTCTTCGTTCCGAGCTCGGACTCGGGCGTCATGCAGGCGGCGCCGATGATGCTGATGGGCCGCCCGGTGTACATCGCGCCCTACGCGCCCGGCCGGCAGACCGCGGCGGTCACCAACTCGGTGCCGCTGATGTTCGCCAACGTCGGCGAGGCGTTCGCCATCCGCGAGTGGGGCGGCATCTCGATGTTCCGGGATGACGTGACCACCCCCGGCCTCGTGAAGTTCCAGGGCATGGTGTTCGTGAACAGCAAGGTGGTCCGCCCGAAGGCGGTCGCCGCGCTGCGCATCACCCTGACCTGACGCAAACCCCCGGAAGCGCAAGGGGGCGGGCACTTCTCCCCGCCCGCCCCCTCTGCGTTTAGGAGGACGAATGCCGATCACGCTGTCCACGATCAAGGATGCGGCGCGCGTCTACCACACGGGCGACGATGCGTACCTCCAGATCGCCTACGACGCGACGGTGCGCGAGCTCGAGGAGCGCACCGGCTGGTGCCTGGACCCGGTCACGCGCACGCAGTACGTCGCGTCCGAGCCGACGGGCATCACGAAGCTCGTCCGCCTGGAGCGGCAGCCGGTCACGGCCTGCACCTGCGTCAACACGCTGAACGCCACGGTCACCCCGACGCTCGTCACCATCAACGGGCTCCAGTACGCGGACCTCGACGTGGCAAACCTCGAGTACCCGCTCGTCCTGACCATGACGGCCGGAAACAACACGCTGAACCCGCTGCTCCAAATGGCCGTGATGCAGCGCATCACGCAGCTCAACGCCGCGCGCGGCGATGACACCGTGCCGCTGAAGACCGACTACTGGGACAACATCTGCGCCATGATGGGCAAGGGGATCGGCTGATGGCCCACGTTCCCCACGGCATGATGCGGCTCGTCGCCTCGGTGCAGAACCCGACGCAGTCCACCGACGTGCTCGGCCAGGCCACCGAGACGTGGGCGACCGTGTCCGGCCTGTCCGCGCTGCCCGTCTACATCGAGCAGATGGACACCACCGAGACGGTGGACGATGGCGGACCCGCGATCCAGACCTCCTACCGCATCCTCTGCCCGTGGACGGCCTCGGTCACCACGCGCAGCCGGTTCCTGTGGACCGACAACGGCACCCAGCGCACCCTGAACGTGCGCAGCTGCACGGACAAGGACCAGCGCCGGCGGACCCTTGAGGTCGAGGCCGTGGAGGTGGTCCTGTGAGCTCCGCCCTGAAGATCACCGTGGACAGCAAGGAGCTCCGGAAGACCCTGGAGCGCCTGCCGGCCAACCTGAACGAGCGCGTGCGCAAGAAGGGCGCCCGCAAGGCGCTGGCGCCGCTCACGAAGGAGATGGCCGCCCTGTGGCGTTCGGCGAGCTACCGCGGCAAGGGAACGCACCGCCGGGCCATTGCCGCCGCCACGCAGCTCGACATCCGCCGCCTGGGCGGGAACGCCACGGCGCCCCTGCGCAGCCGTATCGGCGTCCGGTACGGCCGCAAGGGCGGGGCACGCGCCAAGGGCCGCCAGCGCGTCTACCACCTGCTCGAGCTCGGCTTCCGCCACAAGGCCGCCGGCAAGCGCATCCAGGGCGCCTACCGCAGCTTCACCTGGGCGATGCGCACGGTGACCAAGGCGTCAAACGCCGTCGCCGCCGAGACGCTCGCCGAGGCCAAGCGCCTGCTCGGGGGCCGCCCATGAGCCTGGAAACGGTCTGCAAGGCCATCCAGACGCATCTGGACGCCGCCACGGCCAACCCCGTGAGCGTCGGGATGCGCCGCCCCAACACGCAGACCCCGGCCGTGGTGTGGGAGATCAGCGCCGCGCAGGCGTCGCGCGCAATGCCTGGCACCGACCAGAACCTGTGGCTGGTCACCGTTGAGGTCAACATCTACGGCGACACCACGCTCGCCGTCGCCCAGGAGGCCGACAAGATCTGCGCCCAGCTCAACGGCGTGGAGACGGCCGCCGGCACCGCCAACATCGTCTGCACGGACGCGAGCGTCGCGTTCCGCACCGAATCGCAGGCCGACGGCTCGGAAGGCGACGAGCGCGTCTGCACCCTGACCCTCTCGCTTCAAGGAATCTGACCCATGGCACTCATCACCGGCTACGGCGGCACCCTGACCTTCAGCGGCACCACGGTGGTGGCCGTGCGCAGCTTCACCATGAACTTCGAGCGCGCAAGCCTCGACGTGACCACCATCGCGGACTTCCGCGAGCGTCGCATCCCAGGCCGCGTGCGGCGCTTCGGCACCTGCACCCTGTACCGCCAGGACGGCAACAACGACAACACCCTCCGAAGCCACCTGATGCCCGTGGACGTGGCCGGCACGGTGTCCGCCGTGCTGACCCTGAAGTACACCGACCAGGGCACCATCGTCTACGACGAGTACGGCGCCGGCACGGGGAACATCAACGTGCAGATCACCTCGGCCTCGTTCACGGACGACGGCACCGGCCCGGCAATGTGGGAGCTCTCCTGGGAGGAGCAGTGACCCTTGCCGATTGACCTCCACAAGGTCGCCGCACGGACCCGCTCGGTTGACATCCCCGAGCTCGGCCTGCTCACGTTCCGCGAACCCACGCTCGCGGACGTGACGCAGGCTGTATCGAACCCGTTCTGGTGGGTGGCCTGCATCACCTGCCAGGACGGCTCGGCGTTCCTCCAGAACCCGCAGGACGCCGGGAAGATCCGGGCGGACATCGCCGGGCGCCTGCTCGAGGAGGTCAACCGCCAACGCCCTACGGACGCGCCGAGCGCAGGCTCTGGCGCATCGCAAGCCCCGAGCAACGCATGACCATGGCGGCCGGCCTCGCCCAAGACCTGACCAACGGAGAGCGCATCGAGAGCGCGCTGGTGGTCATCGCATCCGCCCTGACCGGCAAGCGCCCCTCGCAGCTCTTCCCCTGGCTCCGCAATGGCTGACAAGACCCTGAAAGCATCCATCCAGGTGGACATGGACGCCAAGGGCGTCGCCAAGGGCGTGGCCGCCACGAACCGGGAGCTCGACAAGCTGAACCGGACGGCCAGGAGCGCTGCCCGAGCGGCCAACATCACCGCCGGCATCGACATGCTCCAGATGGGCATGGGGATGATCCAGACGGCCTTCTCTGCCGTCGAGAAGCGCATGAGCGAGCTGGCGGCGCTATCGAACAAGTACTCGCCGGAGGCGATGAATGCTTCCATCCAGGCGGAACTGGACCGCTACCGCGCCGACACGCGGATCGGCCAGGCGCTGGCGCCGGGCGCCATCGAGCGGAGCAGGGCGGACGCCGAGTCGGCCGCAGGCGAGGCTGCGCGCATCGAGGCCAACGCATCGAACATCAACGCCAGCATGGGAGCTTCGAAGCGGTTCTTAAACAACCTATTGGCGAGCTTGGACATTCTGTTTGAGACGGGCGGCGGCTTGATCGCAACGAACGAAGCGCGGTTTCGTGGCGACTTTGGACGTGCGGCCGAGCTCTCCGCAGGCACCGACGCGATGGCCGGCGAGCTGTTCAACGCCACGAACTACACCTATGCGCCCGGCACCGGCTCCGCGCGCGGGATGCCATACGACGAGGCCGGAATGATGCGCCGCCAGACTGATGCGATGGAGAAGCTCGCCAGGGGAGCCGGGAACTAATGGGCACCTGGAGCACCGTCGAGAACGCCGACAGCCGCAACTGGCGCTTCGAGGAGCGCTGGCGCGACCAGACGCTCGAGCGCAGCTGGAAGCTCTTCTGGACGCCGTCGAGCGGCACGGACCCGTATCCCGGCGACGCGGCCATCCGCACCAACCTGCCCGTCCGCCCGCAGCAGCGCTTGGAGTCGGCCGTCTACGGCACCGATGGCGTCCTGAAGCGCTACATCTGCCGCAGCGTCACGGTGGAGCCCCTGCGCGAGGCGCCGTACTCCTGGACGGTGCGCGCCACGTTCACCACCGAGGTCTTCCCCTGGGAGGCGTCGGACTCATGGGGCAAGGAGTTCGTGAAGCAGACCCGCGTGGTCGGCAGCCGCGCCGTCTCCATGTACGTCCAGGGCGCGACCCTGCCGACGAACGGCGACGTGTCATGGCCGCCGTCCGCAGGCATCACGACCGGCAACAAGGTTGACCTGAACGGCAACCCGCGCCAGTACAACGTGGCGCAGCAGCAGGTGACCATCGAGAACATCCGGGACCGAACGGCCTCGACCACGACGGCCGACGATCCGCCGTGGACCACGGTGCTCACCTCCTACGTGAACAAGCGCAACGACGCAGCCTTCCTCGGTTGGCCCATCGGCAGCGTCCTGTGCACGGGCATCACGGCGACCCTCGACAGCGAGGTCTGGCGCGTCTCGGCCACGTTCCTGTTCGATGAGTGGTACCACCTCACGCAGGTTGCTCTCCCACGGCAGGAAGGCCTGCCGCACCTCGCTCTCGGCGCGACCGTGCTGGGCATCCAGCGGCTCCAGTCGCAGTCGGTCATCTGGTTCCAGCCCTACCCGTCCAAGGCCACGTTCGCCAACCTGTACGGCACGTCCGTGAGCGACCAGTTCACGACGGCCGGCCCGACGAGGATCCCGTGACCACGCACCGCCCGAGGTTCAACCAGGGGCTCTTCGGCAAGGCCAACCGCTTCGTCACGAACGGCTGGACCGACGCGGCCAATGCCGTCGCGCAGCACCAGCAGGGGCTGGAGTGGGCTTCCTTGCAGCTGGTGCAGCCGCAGGTGCAGGGGATGTTCCTGTGCACCGTCAAGGACGCGACGGCCATCGCGGGCGCCACCTACCGCTGGACCTACGGCATCGAGCTGTGGTACCCGCCGAGCCCGACTGGCGCGTCGGGCGTCCCCGCGCCGGCCGACGCGCGCTTCACATTTGCGACGGCCTACAACCTGCGCGAGTGGCACAACAGTGCCACCTTCCTCGACGGCATGGATCCGACAAACCCGTCCGTGGTGGTCGGCCCGGTCGGCAGCAAGTGGAACGGATCGTCGTTCACGACCACCAGCCTGGAGGCCAAGGTCGTGGCATGGGTGACGGCCGACCTTTCCGGTGCGGCGTTCGCCTACTTCGACCGCCCCAACCCCGTCCGCTGCGCCGGTCTGTTCTGGAATCCCGGCGGCGGCGAATCTGAAGGAGGCGAAACATGATCGGTTCCATGCTCCGCAAGGCCCAGCTCACTGGCGGGTGCGCCGCCACCGCCGCCCCGGACGATCCCGCGACGGTGACGCTGGTCCGGTTCGACGACACGTCGGCGACCGTCGATTGGGCCGCCGACGCGACGGCATCTCCGAACGAGGCGAGCTCCTACGAGATCTTCCGGAACTCGCCGCTTCCGCAAGCGACGCTCGCCAGCGGCATCACGGGAAACACGGGCAACGTTTCCGGGCTGAACGCAAGCACGTCCACCACTTTGTTGGTGCGAGCCGTGAACTGCTCGGGCACGTCTGTCGGAACATCGGTGACGTTCACGACGGCGCCCGCCGCGCCGAGCAATTTGACCGCGACGGCGAGCGGCAGCTCCACGATCAACCTCGCCTGGCAGGACAACTCCTCCGACGAGACGGGCTTCATCATCCAGCAGCGCAGCCCGTCGGGCTCGGGGTCGTGGAGCACGATCCACACGACCGGCGCGGGTGCGACCTCGTACTCGGTGACTTCGTTGTCTGCGTCCACGAACTACGGCTTCCGCGTCGCGGCGACACGCACCTCGCCCAGCGGGACGAGCGGGTACACGGCCGAGGCCTCCGCGACCACGGCGGCGACCCCGACCGCCTCCTGGGCCCTCGACTTCAGCAGCGGCACCCCTTCGGGCTACACGCTGACCCGCGCCAGCAGCGGCACCTACGTGGACTCCTCGGGCTACATCGCGTCGGCGTCCACCAACGTCGCCCGCCTCACCCACAACAGCAGCGGCAGCCGGCTCGGGCTGCTGGTGGAGGAGAGCAGGACGAACGAACAGATTAGAAGTGAGAACTGGGCATTCAATTGGACTCTTACGGCGCTGACGCAAACAGCATCTGCGACAACTTCACCAGATGGAACAACCAACGCGACGAGATTGGTGGAGACTAGCGCTACTTCTGTCCACGAAACGTATATTGCTTTTTCACCAACTATTACGACGTGTACTTGGACGTGCTATTGCAAGAAAGACCAACGCGACGCAGTCAGTCTTGGTCTTTACCTGTCAACAAACAACTGGATAGTCGCTACGTTTGACTTGACAAACGGTACTGCCGGAGCTGTTGCGGCGGGATCTTCAAGCGGATGGACATCAACGTCCTCTGGCATTGAATCGGCAGGCAATGGGTGGTATCGGTGCCGAATCACTGGAACGCGACCATCTACGGGGCAACTCTTCCCGGTCATTGCCCTGAACACCTCAACGACGCCGACGAGACAATCCGGCAACGGGCAGGAGAATTACGCAGGCAACACGGCCAACGGCGCATTCGTTTGGGGGGCACAGTTGGAAGGAGCATCTACGGCCACCGCCTACATCCCGACCACCACCGCCACCGTCACCCGCAGCGCCGACCTCGCGCACGTCCTCGACTCCACGATCACGTCGTGGGGCGACCCCGGTGCCCTCGTCATCCACTTCTACCCGCCGGGTCAGGCCGGGACGCTGCTGTCCACCGACGATGCGTCCACCGCACAGGTCGGCATCGAAGCCAGCAGCACGACCGCGGCGCGGGCGTTCTGGTCATCCGGCAGCACATCCACGGGCACCATCGGAACCGGGTTGCAGAAGGCCGTCCACTACTGGAACGGCTCCACGAGCAAGTTTGCGATCAATGGCTCGTCCCCGGTCAGCGGCACAAACAACCTGACCATTGCCAACACCGACTTCGTCGCGCTCGGTGCCGAGGCCACGGACAGCAGCGGGGTTCCGGGCACCTTCTCGCAGTACGCCAACTGCGTGATCCGCAAGGTCGAGTTCTACAGCGGCACCCTGACCGACGCGAACCTCCAGACCATCACCACATGATGCACGACTACCGCCTCCGATTCCCGACCCGCGCCATGGCCGATGGCCTGCTCGAAGTAGCCGGCATCCCCAACGGCTTCAGCACCGACTACTCGGTCGATCACATCGGGCCGATCACCATTGAGCCGGCCGTGATGGACGGCGACGAGGAGCTAGTCCCGGCCGTGATCGACGCCGGGCACCACGTGAACGTCCGCAGCCGGCAGCAGCTGACCGAGCACCAGCTTGAGCCGCTGGTGGAAGCCCTCGTCTTCCCCGTCAACCCGAAGCGCGTCTGGGCATGAAGGCCGCCGTCGCCATCATCGCGCTGACGCTGGCCGGCTGCGTGTCGCACACCGCGGCCATCGGCGAGGCCGCATCAGACGTTCGCACCGATGTAGCCGTCGCCAAGGAGCACCTCGGCGAAGCCCGCGCAGCGCTGGACCGGATCGACGTTCACGCGGCCACCGTGCACAACCACCTCGGCCACGTTTCGGATGACGAGAATCCGTTCGTGGAGGCCTTGCGATACGGGTCGTACATCGTCGGCGCCGCGGTCGTGGGCGCACTCGCATTCATCATCCACCAGAGAACGAAGTGATGGAACCCTATCAATACATGATCTGGCTGGCCGCGCTGCTGCTCGGCTCGTTCGGGGCCGGCTGCTCGTTCGGCCTGA